ATCAGCGAGTGACGATCAGGCGGACGAGGCCGCGCGGATTGTACGCACCGATACCGAGGTTCTCGAACATCGAGAAGCCGATCGTGCGCTCCTCGGGGTTGTCCGCCGAGAGGACGGTCAATTCCGTGCGAACCGGAATACGACCGAACATCTCGGGCTCGCAGCAGCAGTACACGACGCCTGCCGGCACGAGGCGCGACACGATGAACTGGGCATTCCACCCGGTCGCCATCATACCGGTCTTCCACAGAGTCGCTTGCGACTCGATGTCCAGCACGTCACGACCGAACTTGCGGATGTCCGCGTAGTCACGGGCGTTCATGTAGACACGGGCCACGCGCAGGTCGTGGAACTCGATCTCGGCGAACGCGTCCGCGAGGACGGCCGGGGAGATCGGCGCGACCACCGGGATGTCCGGGTTCGTGCCGCCGGCGAGCTCGTCGAAGCCGTTGACCGCGATCGCGTCCATGATCGAGAAGACGCGGTCGTCTTCTGCGGCCTGGATTTGCGCCTTGCCGAGGTCCTGCATGCGCTTCAGGAGGTCGTAGCGGCGCTCCTTGATTTGCGTGAGGGGGGCCTTGGGCAGGGCGGCGATCTCGAACAGCGGGAAGATCACGCGACGCGGCTTCATCACCGCCGTGATCGACTCGCCCTCTTCGCCGATCACGTACGCCGTGACGTCGGGGTCCTTGTCGTAGATGGCCAGCGCGCCGTCCGGGATCTGCTCGACCAGGAAGGTCTTGCGACCGACGGACGAGTAGTCGCGGCGCTCGCGCAGCGGCTGGATCATCGACGCCGCGAGGCGACGACGGCCGGCTTGGCTGCCGATGTGCTTGTCCACGATGCTCTCGCGGATCGAGTTGTCCACGACGTGGACGCCAAACGGATTCATTGAAGCGTTCATTTTCTTCTTCCTTTCGTCCGTTAGGCTCAGCCGACGAAGGCGAGGGTGAGGAACATTTCCGAGCTCGTCGAGTCCGGAGGGGCGATGACGGTACCCACGCGGGTCACGTCGGGTTCGATGGGGGTGCCCGAAGAGCTGCTGCCCTTGGTCGCCACGTAGAGCCACGCGGCTTCGTAGGAGTCAGTCCAGTCGTTCGTCAGGAGGCCGTTGACCGACGCGTAGAGCTTGTCGCCCACGTTGTAGGTCAGGGCTGCACCGACGGTGCCACCGGAGTTCACCATCGCACCAGCGGTGATGGAGTTCGCGGTCTGCTTCTGGGTCTCATAGACCTTGAGGCCGACCGAGCCGCCGCGGAGGAAGGGGCCCTTGCCCGATGCCGCTGCGGGGAGGTTTTCGTACGCGTTGCCGGCCGCGTCGTTGATGAACAGGCCCAGGGGGCGAGTCCCAGCGACGTAGGCGGAGCTCACCTGAGCCGCGCCGCCGACTGCGTTTGCGCCGATGTCGGGGCGAGTGAACGCCACCGAGCCACCGAGCACGCCGCGCTTGACGTTTGCCGGCAAGGTCGTGGAGACCGCCGACGGTGTAGTAACAACGCTCGGGTTCGCCTGCGTGAATGCGTCCGAAGACAGGACAGGAATGCTGTCCTTGATCAACGAATACAGGATCCGCAGGGCGCCCTGATTCAGGCCGGGGCCTGATTCTTGTCCGCCAATTCCCATGATTCAATTCTCCAGTTGCGTCAGTGTCCGGGAAAGAGAAGTTCCTCGAGAGTCGTCGCCGTGGATGGATTCAGTCCGGGTTGCCCCGCGAGTCCGGCTCCGCGCCGCCTTGTCCTTCAGTCCGTCTCCTCTGCGTCACCTTCGTTGGAAGCCTGTCTGCGTATCCTTTATCCAGTATCCGCGGGCCGCCCGGAGGCGGCCCGAAGGAGGGTCTCAGAGCGCCGGGGGGCGCTCCCAGAGGTTGGCGAGGTCGTCGCCCTCGGTGCGGCGCTGGGCCGGTGCGGCCTGCACCTGTCCGATGCGCTTGGCCGAGGTCGAGGCCGTGCGGGTTGCCGGGGAGGGGCCGTAGCCGCCAGCCGACGCCGCCTGGATCTCGCGCTGTGCCATGACCTCGGGGTGCTCGTCGAAGAGGGACGAGAGCTCGGAGGCCTCGCCGGCGACGTGGGCCGACTCGTCGTCCTCGCCGTCGTCGAAGGTGATGTCGCCGAGATCGGAGGCCACCGGGGCGGCCGCCATCATCGGGACTGCCGGCACGGCGACCGGCGGGGCGAAGATCTCGGTCAGCTCGGGCGACGGGGCGCCGCCGGGAGCGCAGGGGGCGCACTCTTCGGCGAGCATCTGGTCCAGGGCCTGCATATCCTCTTGGGACATGCACTCCTGCTGACCTTGCTGCTCCTGCTGTTGCTGCTGCTGGGCCTGTTGCTCCTGCTGAGCCTGTTGCTCCTGCTGGCCCTGGTGCTCCTGCTGCGCCTGTTGTTCCTGTTGGGCCTGCTGCTCCTGCTGGCCCTGGTGCTCCTGCTGCTCGTCCTCTTCGGCGACGCGGACGGCGGCGACGATCTTGAGCATCGAGCGGAGGGTCGGG